CTACCGTCTTGTAAGTATTTCTGAGATGTCTCGTCTGCGAATCTGGTGTTGTCTCCAATGCTCAACTCTGTAGTACCTATCGAGTTCATCTTCTCTAAAGTTATCATAAGGCCACTGCACCCACCACCCTTTAGACCTATCTCTAAGCATTCGCCAGAGTTTAGCAATTCGTTTAACTGCTCCTGCGCTGAAGGTGTTATCGTCATTCATTTCTTGTGCGCATGACTGCGATGTGTGCCATTACTTTACTTGTGGTGTTAGCCATCATGCATGGAACAAAAGCATGGATGAAAGCACAAGCACTCCCAACCAGCAGAGAGCCAGCAAAGTGCATTGCCTTTCGTAAGTGTTGCAGATACGTTTCATTCTGTTCCTCTAAATGTTTCATTAATATTTAGGGCGCGGTGGTGGGCGCTTGCCGTTTTTACGTTTCATTATTTATTCCTTGCTTTTTTCTGTGCAGTTTTTGACAAATCTTTAAAATGAACTAAAGGTTTTGAAGTCTTGCCGTGGGTTTTACCTGAATGAAGTTTTCCATTAGGCATTTTATGATGACCACCTTTATGTACAGTGCCATCTTTAAAATAATGCGGTACTCCTTTTGCCATTACCATTTCACCTTATTTTCTTTTAGATTTGGCTCCAGAACATTTCCATCTTTTTCTTGAAAGATTGTTAGGAGTGTTGGGATCGTTTTGCTTTTTCTTGGGAAGACCTTTCTTTATACCTAGACTTCTTGCACAGTATGAATCACCTTTAGATGTTCCCGGCTTAACTCTTGCTCCACCACCTTTAGCCTTACCTGCTTGACCGTAACTTACCTTTCTACCAGATGCGGTTACCTTAACTCTTGCCTTCCCCTTTCTTGGTGTTGCCATTATTTTTCCTCTGGCCCTAGCACTCTCTGTAACATTTTCTCTAAAGTTTCTAATCTATAGGATAGAACATCTAGGTTATCTATAATCATAGCCATGTCATCCCTATCACGTTTAAGCATCTCAACATCACTTGATATACTACTAGCCCACCATACAGCGGTAGTTGTTTGGAGTATTAAAAATATAACAGCACTAATTAAGTATGGAGGTATTTGCATTATGTTTCCTCGGGGAATATAGGTCTAGGGTTTATTGATAAGGCCATACCACTTGGGCTTCTGCCTGACCAGATTATACAAGCCTCCTCCCTAATCTTATTCTTCTTTGTTATAACTACAGTTGAGGTAGTTCTTTCTTTGTTTACAAAGTATACCAATGTGTTAGGCTCATCCCCTTCTTTCAGATAGCCCATCATTATAGGGGCCTCTTGAAATTCCACTGCTAACACATT